CTGTACTGAAGGTACCCTGCACCCCGGTCATTGTTGCTGCCACGATGCCCTTGATGCCCCCACCATGTGACTGATAGGATGCCTGCATCGCAGATAATTGTGTTGTTGCGTAGTTCTTGGCTGCTGACATTCCGGTTGACACTGCGTTTGCAACCCCGGACATCTTCTCACTCACAGTATTTTTGATACTTGAAAGCTTTCCGCCCGTCATAGTGTCCAGTGCCGAGTATGCTGTCGAGAACGTATTCTGT